ATGTCGAATCAATCAAGAAACAACAAGAATTAGTAAACAAAGGAATAGCCAATGAATACGAAGCTAAAATTGCTGCTTTGCGTAATTACTATAAGTCTACAAGCGTGTGGAACAACGCCAGTATCAGTAAAGTGCCAGGAATTTCCGCAGCCCCCAGCGCAATTGATGTTATCACCGCCTACAATATTCTTGCTGGACAATGCGCTGAAACAACAGCCCAAACAATAGCTTTGCAAGATTGGATTAAAGGTCAAGTGGGAATTAAGTAATGCAAAAAGAAAAATTAAGTGCTTATGTCACTTTAATGGCTACGGCTACCCTTACCGTTATTTTGCTTTCAATGGTTGGTGTTTTATTAATTGGTTTATTCAATCCACAGATTGATAACACCAAAATATTTGAAGCAATTACCCCAGCTTTTCAGACTATTGTTGGTGGGTTTATTGGACTAATTACAGGTATTAAAATAGGTACAGACAATGCAGGGTAATTTTAAAGAGTGTTTAGATTTGGTATTAAAATCAGAAGGTGGTTGGGTAAACAATCCGGCTGACCCTGGTGGCGAAACGAATTTAGGCGTTACTAAGCGTGTTTGGGAAGAATATGTAGGACACCCTGTAGAAAGCCTTAAAAAGCTAAATAAAGAAGATGTAGCACCAATGTATGAACAAAAATACTGGAGACCTTGCTATGGAGAAGTATTACCTAGGGGACTCGACTTTGTTGTGTTTTCAATGGGAGTTAATGCAGGGACAGGTCGAAGCGTTAAATTGCTTCAGTCAGCTATTGGATGCGTACCTGACGGAGTTATCGGCCCAGCAACAAGAGGACTTATTTCCGCCAGTAATAGTGCAACTCTTATCAATAAATTCTCAGAAGCACGCAGGGAATACTACCGTTCACTAAAGACTTTCCCTATTTTTGGTAAGGGCTGGCTAAGTCGTGTAGACCACGAAGAAACCGAAGCCCTTAACATGGCTAAAAACGGCTAATAGTTAAATAAAAGCCGTAGCCAAATATAGACACTAGGATTAAAGCCCCTAAAAGCCCCCAAACGAAGCCGTGTTCGTTTTCTTGAGGTCTTTGTATAGCTGTAGACCATGTAGCGTCTTTAAAGGCTTCTGAAGCGCTGCTATAGCTTTTGCCTACCATTCCATAACTTCTTGTACTCATGGTTATTTCTCCCCCATTTACGTTTACTGTATAACTACCGTTTTTTTCTTTTATTAGCATTTTTTTCTTGTTCAATGTATTGACGCAAAATACTAATAATTCCAGCCTCTACCAACATCCCCAAACCTTCTTTGTCAAAATGCACTATTGCGTCTGCTGACCCATCTTGGTGTTCTTTGATTATTTCAATCTTGATATCCATACATTTCCCCATAACTTAGCCAAGGTTTACTTTCTAAAACATACCCAAATATGTAATGCAATGGGTTGTATTTTTCTATTTCTTTGCGTTTTTCATCTACGGACAAATGCGCAATGTCAAAAATAATAGTGTTGCTATTTTTAAATCCATTATTCAAAGAGTGCATTTTGACCCTTTGCATGAATAGACTTTAAGTAGTTTTTAAGCGCTTTGTCATCTTCTTTAAATATTTTGTCAAACAGTTCTCTGGTTGGCATACGGACTGTGTATTGTTCAAAAGTGCCGTGTAGTACATAGTAAGAAAATGCCCTACAAGCCCATTCATTAGTTTGACAAGACTGTGCCTGGTCGCATTTGTCGCATGGCGCTTCACCTTCAAAAACACGCCTAATGTATGTATCCATATTTCCCCTTTAGAAAGTAGCAGGTCAGGTCTTTTTAGTTTGAAATCCCTACGGGCCATAAAGCTGAATAGTGTCAAGACCTGCTATGAAAGTAATTTATTGCTGTTTTCAAGGGTTTTATATAGGGACAAACCCTATATTTGTAAAAATACAACATATACAAAATGTAAGTTTTTATGTGCAAAACTTTACAATAAACTGCAAAAACTTTACAAAAATAGGGCTGTATTTGGCAGTTGCAACCAATGGGACAGAAAGCCGCAAAATTTCCCAATTACTGCATCCTACATTGGCGGCTTAACGCCCAAATAAGGTGGGTTACTCGCTTCTTTACGCTTTCGCCCATAGAAAAAGGTGAGGGGCAGAACACTCCGTGATGTGTGTGGTCGGCAAGGGGATAGCCGTCTGCGCCCTCGTAGTTAGTTTAACCCATTCTTGAGTTTGTATATTTTTACTAAAGCTAAAAACATTTCATAGCCGTCACGCAAATCTTGTTCGCTGTGTTCAAAAATAGCGACTTCATTGGTTTCGCCATTAATGTACACATTGGCGCATCGTGCAGATGGGGCTAAAACTTCTCTATAAGCTGCCAATTGTAAGGTATGCTCTAGGTAGGGTGTTAGTTCACCAGGGCTTTTTTCTGTCGTTTTAAAGTCAATAACTACCCCACCGAAGTCTAATTTTGGTTTGCAATATAAATCGCATTTACCGCCATAGCCCTCTTGGGCATTTACTAGACTTTGTTCTGGAATCCATAACTGTGCGCCAAAATGGGCTGTAACGGCCTCATCTACCTTGCGGACATACGCTGGCATATCCGGTAAATATTCTTGGTTGTAAAACGATTCTATGAAGTCATGGATAAGCGTACCTCTATCTGCCGCTTCCCTAGACTTAAATTTAGATAAGTCAAGAATTCGTGCTACATACTCTTTTTCTGTTTCTTGCAGACCCCTAGGGTTATCTGCTGCTGCTAATAAGGCTTGAGTTTGTTTCCATGTATCAAGCCCTGCTTTTGATAACTGGCTATTAATTGTTGATACGCTTGGGACAAGTGTGCCTGGTGCTGCTTTGGCATCCCTAAGTGTAGTGTTTCTTTCTTTGCCGTTTTTTCCAATGGTTGTATAGCGTGGTTGCCCAGTTTGGGCGCAATACCAATGTTCTGACATAAATTTCCCCTTATTTCCATCTTAGTTAAGTAATTCTAAAATTGCTTCACGGTCTGCATTTGTAACACAACAATCTGCACAAGTCCTAATTACATCTTGGATTACAGCAGCTAAGTCATTAACCTCAAACGCTATTAGCTGTCTTTCTTCATCAACACCAAATGGTTCTGTAGAAATCTTGGCTTTGTCGCCAATAACATCACGGATATGACTTAGCATGATTTTCTCCTAGAATGGCACTTCGTCATCAATAATGGTGTTTCTTGGCAATTCATCGCTACCTGCGGCACGAAAGCCTACAGGTTGTTTTTCTTTGCCAATTGAAACGCTAAAAAACTTGCCTTTCTTGCCTTCTTTAACCCAACCCGAAAGCCAATGTTCTTTACCATTAACCATAATTGAACCCGTGTAATCAGGGTGTGTTTCACTTGTTTTGCGGTCATTTTTAAATAGGCTACCGCTACCTTCTTTTGGTACATAGGCCATGTCATCCCCTTTACAGTTCTTTAGGCTTTACTACTGCTTGTTTAATGGTTGGACTAGACGCTGCATTGCCGTCATCATCCGCTTGTACTACACCTACTACTGCTGCCAATGCGTATCTACGCATATAAGTTATTGCTGAACCAGCGCCTTGTGCGTCAGCTTTAGTTACCGGTACAGACATTTCTTGACTAATCCATTCGCCAGATTTATGGCTAATGATTGTTGTCAATGACATAGACTTGTCTAATTCTGAATACAGTCCTGGAAACTGCATAATTGCTATGCCATGCGCTGAAAGCAAATCACGACAAGCGCCCCATACAGATTCAAGGTCAGCGTATTTAGATTTAAAGAAAGGGTTAGCGGAGTCTTTAATTGCATGGGACATTTTGCCCTGCACAAAAGATAAGGCTACTGTTAAATTAGCAATAGATTCAGATTGAAGCATTTTTGCCTCCGAAAATATCACCAAAGTCATTAAATACTGATTGGAGTAGCACGTTACGCTTGTTGTTTGGTTTGCCACAAGCTGCACGAATTACATCAATGTCATCTTGACAAAGACCTGTGCCATATTCCATATTGTCTAGCGCTACTTCTAAGCGCTGTTCCATTTCATTCATTACTTCGTACATTTCATCCATTTAAATCCCCTTTAATGGCATAGCAAAATTGCTATATACAGAATACTAGGCTTTCTTTACACTTTTGTCAATATCTTTTTATCTTGTTGTTTTTATGCTAAGATGGCTATATGGAAAAGTTAAAAATAACCGAACCCACCATGATTGATTTGCTTGGTGGTACAAACAAAGTAGCTAGGCTTTGCCAAGTATCAAGCGCATCTGTAGCCCAATGGAGACAAAATGGTATTCCACATGGAAAACTGTTGTTTTTGGCTGCCAGAATTGAAAAAGAAAGCAATGGTTTAGTGACTCGCCAAGATATGTTTCCAGGCACATGGCATTTTATTTGGCCTGAGTTGCTAAAACGCAACGCTTTTGGCTTGCAAGGAGACATTGACGAGGAGTAAACTCACCTTCCTATTTCGAGGCTCTAACGACATACCAGGGAATAGGATTGAAAGCGCTACTGGGGGTAATGGTTGAAACAGCGCAATATAGGTGGCGAAGATAGTGCCTATACCATGCAAGACTGTCGGGTGGGCGATTCCTTAATGGGATGTCCTGAAGGCACACTTAGGTAGGCTAGGTGTGCTTAAACCTTTTGGGATAGCTATTAAAGACCTTATTAATACCTATAGGTACTATTAAAAGACTTTTAAATATACCTATGGGTATAAATACAACACTAGGGAAAATACTTAGTGACACAAACGAAAAACGATAAGAAACTGTAATCACTCAATAACGAGTAAACATTTAAGGGGAATTAAATGAAAGACTTTTTAGGTAGTTGTTTATTAGGCGCATTGCTTGGTTGTATGTTTGCATACGGTGTACCGGCAAAAGCACAAACATATCCTGTTACAAACGCTAGGGGTTATAGCCAAGGTACAGTACAAATTAACGGTAATACCGCACAATTTGTAAACCCAATGGGCTACACAACCCAAACCGCTACGATTTATCCAAATCAAGTGGTTATTACTACACCAAATGGTTACACACAAAGCGTTGTTGGCAACACAGGTTACACAGTACCACCTAGCCCACCAACACCTTCAAGCCCACGAGTATTACAATAATGTTTATGATTTATGATGAAAGTGGTGAGTTAATGCGTTGGGTTAAAACCAAAGCAAAAGCAAACCACATCATCAAAACATATACAGATTGGTCATGGCGTTATGTACCAACAGTAAAACCCAAATTTGACTGGTCTGTTTTTCAGACAGCACCTTTTTAATGAGTTTTACAATCTATACGCATGATGGCATGAAAGTAATTCAATGGTTTAGCACTATTGATGACCTTTTAAACAGTATGATTAACAACCCAACCGACAGGTATCATAGGAATGTTCAATGAATTCTGGTCTTTATATCCACGAAAAATTGCTAAAGCAGTTGCACGAAAATCCTGGCAACGACTTACAGAAGAACAACAGCTTATGGCTGCAAAAGCTATTAGCGCACATTGCGATTACTGGAAAGCAAAAGAAACCGAATTAGAATTTATCCCACACCCAGCCACCTGGTTAAACCAAGAACGCTGGGAAGATGAATTGGTAATAACACCGAAAAAAGAAAAAATTAGTAAAGAATGGATGTTTAGCAATGAAGGCATTGAAGCTAAAGCTAGGGAACTCGGAATTATGGGTAATGGTTATGACACCTATGCAAGCCTTAAAGCAAAATGTATGAACAAGCTAGGCATGAGTGCGCTGTAAGACAGTTGTGTAAATGGCGTAAAGAATGGGGTTTAAAAAAGTTTAGGGAATACATTGGTAAACACCCAAAACTTGCGCCATATTTAAATGATTTTGTAGACCAATATGCAAAAGGAAACAGGGGAGAATGGGGAAAATGGATATAGAAAAATACATTGTTGCTGCTACCGGATTAGGTTACTTAATAGTAGGCCTTGCACAATACTTCAAAGGGTCATCATCTAACGCATTAATTTGGCTTGGCTATGCTGCCGCCCAAATTGGCTTATGGATGAATTTGAAATGAAAGAATACGACCCTAATGACGCTATCGACTATATATTTACAAATGCGCCAGCGTACGCCAAAGCGAAAGGCGAACTCGCTGAACTTGAGGCGTTTAAATCAAGCCTTAAAGCAATTAAAATGTCTGAGTCGTCAGAACAAAGCCTTGGGGCGCAAGAAAGAGAGGCATATCGTTCAGAGGCTTACCAAGAGTTATGTAAGGCCCTTGGAGTGGCGACAGAAAAAGCAGAAGCACTTAGATGGAAATTAGAAGCAGCCAAGATGCGATTTGAAGCCTGGCGAACACAAGAAGCAAGTAACCGCAATATAGAAAGAATGACTAGATGACAGACTATTCTGAAAACTACCTTAATATTCAAAAACTTTTAAAGTCGTATCACAAAGCTACGCTTAAATGGGATTATGAGAAAGCTACAAAAATAGCCCATGAATTAGCTGATGAAACTATAAGACTTGAGATTTCAACCATCAAATCATTAAAAGACCAATGGCTATCCAAATGAAGTCAATGCGCAATATGTTTACTAGAGTTGTAGACTATGGTGAACTTATTGGTTTGATTCCTAGCAATACCAAATTCTCGCCCAGCGATATAGATGGTATATGTGAAAGAAATGGGCAGTTTTTGGTAATGGAATGGAAACGCCCAAAAGATAGCGAATATGATGGTGAAAAAGTAAGTTATGGTCAGCAAAGACTTCTTCAATCTTTAGCAGCCAAAGAAGGTTTTATTGTCATTATTGTTTATGGCAAAACTGATAATGAAATGCAGGTAGAAAAGTTTTATAGGGTTCAACCAGAAGGCCCATGTATTCAATTAGGCGTTGGTACGGATATGTTTAAAAAGTTTTATCAACAATGGTATGAACTAGCTGATGGCTACAAAAGATGAAAAGAACGCTTATCGTAAGATTGCAGAACTCGGATGTATTCTCTGTTCCTCCATCCTTGGGTTTGAAGGCACTCCGGCAGAACTCCATCATATCCGCAGGTATGGAACTAAACGGTCTACATCCCCTGTCGTGCCACTTTGCCCAGAACACCATCGTGGAAACACCGGTGTTCACGGATTGGGTCACAAAGGTTTTGCAAGTAAATGGGGCGTTACCGAGGAGGAGTTGCTGGAACGAGTCAATAAAAGACTTGGAAAGACAATTGAGTGAATGACATTCTTTTAGCATTTGGCGTATTAGTCATTTTATTGCCAGCTATTGCAGTATGGATAACACTACAGCTCTAAAGGGTCAAATCCTAGTTCAGATGAAATGCGATGGGCACGATTTCTAAACTCTTTATCGTGATGTGTCCATTTTGAAGTCTTGTGCCTACTCATGTGGATGCACTCATGGCAAAGAACTCTAATAACAGTATCTAAATGTCCGCACCTGGCAGAAGAAATGGTAATGGTGTGTTCCCATTTTTCGCCATCATCATATAGATAAGTACCCATTACCTGTGGGTCTTTGTCCACTACAAAATTAATTTGTTCTGGCAAAGGCATTGCCCACCTATCAAAAGGCTTCATACAGTATATGGCGCTGTATAAATTTTTAAGAATAGCTGGTGTTAGCTTCATTAGTAATGTATTAATTTGCCACGAAAATCTACAAGTCCTTTGTTTTCGTCAAACACTCTGACTAACTCCGGTTGAAGTAAGTGTCCGTTTTCATAAGTCATTAATGCAAACCCTGAAGTCCAGTCTGTAGGGGTATCTTCAGTATAGTGAATAAACTGTTCGCCACGAGGGTCGGCAATACAGCCTGTTTGAACACCCCAACGACCATGCGTGTTGTAATCGTTATATTGAATAGCGCTTAAATGATGTGTATGACCAGAAACCACATGAGTGCCAGCAGCCAAAGTATTGTTTCTGCCACCAGACCAAGACCCTTTCCATTTATGGCGAAATACCGTATTCATAGTACCAGGATTTTCAATCCAATATGTCCAGCAACCTTTCCACATAGGAAAATGGTCTTTAAGAGTAAATCCTTGTACACCTTGATAGCTATGCGCCCCACCATTAGATAAAAATGTTTCAAATCTAGCGTCATGGTTTCCAAGAGTCCAAATTAATTCTGCGCCTTTTGATGCTTTTTCAATGCCTTCCATCATTTCTTGACAGGCTTCTAATTCTTCTTTAACAGTAGGAGTGTTTTGCCAACCAATGCGAGGATGACGGCTTGCTTGACTGCCATCAAATGCGTCACCTATGCAGACGACTGCTTTAGGTTTAAATTCCTTAATCATTTCAATCAAGGCTTTGTATGCGGTTGTGTATGAAACTTCAGGCCAAAAGTGACAATCACCAAATGCAATAATGTGACCTTTTTCTAATTCTCTGCCACGCCTGGCGTGTCCGGCTGTTTCTAATATCTTTTTAGTGGGGTCAAAACGCTGGTCATTAAAGGCACTTAGCGTCATGTTTAATCGGGTTTCAATGGAACGCCTACGGTTATATACCGCCCTTTCGGTTAAACCATGTTTTTGCGCCATTTTTATAGCTGACCCCAATAAATTCCATTCGGCTATAAATTGGTCGTCAGTTAAATAATATTTGTCCACCCTTTTCCCCTATACTGTTAAGTTGATAAACACTAACATAATATTATGTCTTATATTAAAAAAGTTGATAAAAATCAAAAGGATGTTGTAAAAGCACTACGAGATTATGGTGCTGATGTGTTTCTTTTGCACATGGTCGGTGGAGGAATCCCTGACCTATTGGTATGTTACGAATCAGAAACCATTTTAATGGAAGTTAAAGATGGCGAAGATAAAAAGCTAACCCCACAACAAATAACCCTATTTGCTGGTTGGAAAGGCGGTCATTTGCACAGGGTAAATTCCGTGCAAGAAGCCATTGAAGTGTTAAAATTAGTGGAACAGGAGTCCTAAATGAATGAAACCCAAAATGTCGCTATGTTTGCCGCTACTTTATTGCATAGCGCTACTAACACTCATTTCTTTCATTGGGCAACAAACTCTTACTCACAGCATAAGGCTTTGGGCAAATACTATGATGAAATCGTTGAACTTGTAGACGATTATGTAGAAGCCTATATGGGTTGCTACGAACAGATTAAAAACTTCCCAAGCGTCTATCATCAGCCTAAAGAACCGCTTAAATACTTGGAATCATTGAAGAATTTTGTAGATGAAGCCAACGCAGATTTGCCGCAAAAACAAGAATTAATTAACATTGTTGCAGAAATACAACAGTTAATTGACTCTACAATCTACAAACTTAAATACCTCAAGTAATGCAATTAGTCGGCTTGTCTGCCTTAAAGTATGACGAGAAATACTACCAAGAACACAAAGACGCAAGCCTAGACTATTTGGGTCATGGCTATTGGCAAGAAGAATATGCCAAGATGGTTTCTCAAAGTTTACAAAATGACGCAATTGTATTCGATGGTGGTTGCGCTTGTGGGTCAATACTCAATGGATTTAAGAAATTAGGCTTTAAAGTCAAAGGCTTAGACTTATCCCAGTACATGATTGATTTGGGTAAGGGTCATTTTGGTTATGCCGATGACGAATTACTGTGTGGTTCATTGACCGACATACCATTGCCAAGCAACAGCGTGGACTTAGTTCATTCCGCCCAAGTGTTAGAACATATCCCCCAAGACTTAATGGATGACATTATTAGCGAGTTTGAAAGAATCCTTAAACCTGGCGGCAAAATGTTCTTATGTTTAGATTCAATCCGCACCGGTGAAACCAAAGAAATGTATATGGGCGACCCCACCCATGTAAACATCCAACCCATTGAATATTGGGCTAAATTGTTTAAAAAAGGCAATTTACTTTTTGATGTAGAAGGGTATAATAATTTTGTACGGTCAAAGCATAAACCGACTGAAGGCGAAAACTCAAACTTCTTTCAGGCATATCCTTATTGGACTGTATTTACATTAATTAAGGAATAATCATGCCAATGGATAAATCTGGGTCAGCCCAAAGCGTAGGTAAGAACTATAAGACTGAAGTAGCCGCAGGAAAGCCAAAAAAACAAGCTATGGCTATCGCATTAAGCGAAGAACGTGCGCACGCTAAAGGCAAGCGCAAAGCTAAGTTAGAAGAATCTTACGCTAAATACATAGAAACAAAATGAAGCAAGGTCTTTACGCTAATATCCATAAAAAGCAAGCTAGGATAGCTGCTGGTTCTGGCGAAAAGATGCGTAAACCTGGCAGTAAAGGTGCTCCTACTGCTAAAGACTTTAAAGAGTCCGCCAAAACAAGAAAAGAAGTCATTACTGAAAAAATGAAGGATATGTGATGGAACACATGAACCGCAAATACAAAAAAGAAGATGCAATGTTGCGCCCACACAAGGAATCTACTCTTGAGAAACAAGAAGCAAAGCGTAATAAGCCAAAGCCACCAGAGTTAGCAGTAGGCGGTAAAGGCGAAATGCTTAATGCTAAAGAGAATGCAAGAATGAGACGTAAAGCTATGTTGCACGCTGCTATGAACAAGATTCACGACCCTGACATTGCATAATGGCTGATTACGCACAAGACCTTTTATTGCAAGCAACACAAGCATACCCTTTTGTTGCAAAGCACAATCCTATGGTAGTGGTAAATCCTGCCGAAAATAGAGGATATGCTGAAACTTACCCAGTTGGCGAAACTGGTGCGCCTTTACCTGAAGGTGGTTTTAACAAACATTCTTCATTACCTAATGATAGGGTTGGCGTGGAAGTATTTAAGCCTGACCAATTTACACACCATGATTTAGCCGCAGAAATGCTGCATATCGACCCTATTGCCAATCAAACAAGAGAAGCATTGATTAAAACTTGGTCGCCAAAGCAATTAAAAACTCTTAAAGAACATGCACTAGACTATCAGGCAACATTAGATGAAGGTAGACCAGAAGCTGATGCTATTAAAAATGCTACTGATTCTGCATTGCGTGGATATACAGTAGGTCAATGGCCTGAAGAAATAAACAAAG